AATCAAGATAGATAGAGGGAAAGCTATGAGTGATGCAGGTGACTGTTACATAGTAAAGCGAGACACAAAAGAAGAAAAACTAGACTGACAATAATTGTCACTTACTGACCTTAATTGGTCATTTTTTATCCTTCACATGTTTTTATACGGGTTAATTACGGGATATGGCTAAGAGTAGCACTACATTTGCCGAGGATAAGCAACCTAACAAGCGTAGAGGCAAAAGCGGCAAGACTTTGGTGTTAGAGGGCATCAAGGCAGCTATTTCCTTATGTGAGAGCGCAGAGCAGGCACAAACACTTTACTTTAAAGAGGTGGCGCAAAGAGCTTTCAATCCAGATGATAAAGATAGCGCAATGCTTCTTAAATGGATGGGTGATAAAGGGTGGGCAAGTCTAAAGGCTGTTTTAGAGCCAGTCGCATTTGAATACCCTGAAGACGGGTCAAGATTAGAAAAGGCGGACGCTGTTCTTAATGCAATGGCTAAAGGTGTTATTCCTGCTGATGTAGGCTCGCTATTCCTTCGTGCTAATGATGATGTATCAAGCATCGAAGTTGATGATGTATTGCGCAAGCGCTTAGAAGAGATTGAGAAATCACTAGGGCTATCTAATGACTAGGGCGCTACTAAAGCGATTAGATAAGATAGAACCATTGGTTAATGCTCAAGCGGGTATCGTAACAGAAACTGTCTATGGTGTAGTAGATAAGATCAATGAAGACGGTGAGCCTAACTTTATCCGTAGATGGAAGGGTGCCATTGGTAATATGCGGCCCACTGATGAAGAACCAACGGTTTACATCATTGAAAAGCTAGAGCCGTTCATACTCAAGCATAAGAAGTACAAAGGCGCTTTCGGCGGAAGGGCTGGAACCAAATCAATCGCCGCTATGGATGCAATGTCTGGCGATGTAAATGCAGTAGGCTCTAAATGCTATGTACTGCGTGAGCACATGAAGTCCCTGAAAAACTCTATATACGCCGGTATCAAAGGAAGGATCAATTCTCTAGGTTTCCCCAACTTTACCCCCGTGCCGTCTCAATGGGAGATTAGGCATAAAAACGGGGGGCTTTTTTCATTCGGGGGGATGCAGAATATACGCGATGTTAAGTCATCATTTGAATACAAGTTTATCCTGCTAGAAGAATCAGAGAACACCAGTCAAGAAACGCTGGATGTATTAGGCCCAACACTAAGGGGCGTTGACGGTGCTGAAATGTGGCTTATCTGGAACCCCGCTAGTGCCAATGATCCAATGTCTAAAGAATTCATCATTCCATATCAGGATCAAATCAATAAGAACGGATACTACGAGGATGATTACCATCTAATCATTAAAGTTGGCTTTGAAGATAACCCATGGTTCTGGGCTGATAAGTCGCTATCCACTGAATACCTGAAAGACAAAGAGAAGATGGAAGACGGGCGCATGTCTAAGGCTCGTTTTAATCATATCTGGCACGGCGCTTTTAATGATGACATTGAAAACACCTTGATTGAACCTGATTGGTTTGATGCTTGTATTGATGCACACCTTAAACTGGGCTTTGAACCTCAAGGCGCTACGGTAGTAAGTCACGATCCCGCCGATGTAGGTAAAGATGCTAAAGGCTATGCAGAGCGTAAAGGCGTTGTATTTACTCAGGTATGCGAGATAGACGCAGAGAACGGTAATAGGGCGTTTGATATAGCGTGTGGCATGGCCAACAGTGCTAATGCTGATGTGTTTATTTGGGACTGTGACGGAATGGGTGCGCTATTAAGGGATCAGGCGTCAATCAACTTCAAGGGGCGCAAGATTCAAACTTGTATGTTTAAAGGGTCAGAGTCCCCGCATAATCAAAACGCTATTTACAAGGGCGATGAATCAGAAACCTCTAACCCTAAGACTATTGGGGATACATTCAGGAATAAGCGCGCACAGAACTATGTTGACCTAGCTGAAAGGTGTAGGAAGACATGGGAGGCGGTAGAGCTTGGCAAGTACCACGATCCTGACGACCTGATAAGCTTTAGCTCTGATATAGAAGAGATGGCTGGACTAAGGTCTGAATTATGTATGATTCCCCGCAAGCCTAAGACGATAGCCGGTAGGATTGATCTGTATACCAAAGCAGAGATGGCAGCAGGAATAGACGTAAACGGCGTGAAGAGAAAGCTACCAAGCCCTAATATGGGGGACTGCGTTATGATGTCCTTCGATAAGGGTGGTATAATTTCCGAACAATTCCAAGAAATTAACTTTGCATCCGCATGGTGAAGCAATGAGTGAAGAACAAGAGCTAAACGAAACATTCCAAAACTGGATGCAAGAGCTGAAAGAAAACCAAGAGTCTGACGTTGATCAGCGTGAAAATGCGCGTGAATGTGATAGCTTTCTTTTGGAAAAGGATGGTCAGTGGGAGGAAGAGATAGCTCAGACGCTAGATAGCCAAAAGCGCCCACGCTATACCTTCGACAAGGTGACGCCTGTACTTGAATCTATGATGGCTGACATAGAAGATATGGATTTTGGGGCTAATGTTAAGCCAGCAGGCAGTGGGGCAGATAAAGACCTAGCTCTGACGCTGGAGGGTATGATTCGAACCATTCAAAACGAATCTAGGGCGGATGCTATTTTTAGAAATGCTTGCCGTCGTGTTATGCGTCGCGGCTTTGACGCTTGGATGGTGAGAGCTAAGTACGCTGATGAGTGGTCATTTGAGCAAGACTTATTCATTGTGCCCATTCCAAATGCCATCAACCGTGTATGGGGTAGTAATGCCAGCAAGAAGGCTGACAGCTCTGATTCAGATTTTATGTATGTCTTAACTTCTATCAGTGTTGCTGAGTACAAAGAGCGCTGGCCTGATCGTCAACCCGTGAGTGTTGATGATTATGACGAAGATAGAAATTACGACAATTATCAGCCTGATGTTGTTGTGATAGCTGAGCGCTACTACAAGAAAAAGAAAATGGTAGAAGTGGCTCAAATGTCTAATGGTGATGTTCATGAGGTCAATGATGACTATAAGAAGATCAAAGACGAGCTAGCTCAGCAAGGTATTACAGAGGTTAAGACTAAGAAGGTGAATGACTTCAATTGGTTCTATGCGCTATTTGACGGCAATGGAATCATTGAATACGACAAGCCAACACCATTCAAGTCTAACCCTATTATCACTGTGTATGGCAACTACGAGCATGTGGGCAGTAATTCAAAGATCACTTATTCTGGTTTTGTGCTTAAAGAACTAGACGCTCAACGTGTTCATAACTATGCCAAGTCCCGAGAGATCGAAGAGGGGGCATTAGCGCCTAGGTCTAAATGGTGGATGACCAAGGCTCAAGCTAAGGGTAATAAAGATCAGATCGCTCGGATGAACATCAGTGCTGACCCTGTTCAGTTTTATACGCCTGATCCAGAAGCGCCCCCTCCATTCTACCAGCAAGTAGCTCAAGCAAACCCGCACCTGAATTCTTTAGGTAATCAAATGGCTGTAGATATTAAAGAGCAAGCGGGTGTGTTCTCAGCTATGCAAGGTGATTTCTCAGGCCGTATGTCTGAAGATACTGTGAGAATGCAAATAGACCGTGGAACCGCTGCTACCCGAAAATGGGTAAATTCTATTATTGATGGCATCCGACGTACTTGCGAGGTGCTTGTAGAGACCATCCCAGTAACCTATGACACTAAGCGTCAATTCGCCATTACAGGCGTAGACGGTACGGAAGAGATGGTTGTTCTTAACGAGGAGATATACGACCAGCAGACCGGCCAAATGATTAAGGCTAACAACCTAAACAAAGGTAAGTACAAAATTGTGTGCGATGCTGGCCCTGCTTATGCTAACCGCTTAGAGGCTGGATTAGACGCACTGCTTAAATATGCTCAGATTGACCCTACTGTAGTTTCTGATGCCGGTGATGTGATGATAAAGGCTATTGATGCACCTATGGTTGATCAGGTGGCAGAGCGTAAGCGTAAGCAGATGCTACAGGCTGGAAAGATTCCGGTTAAACAGATGACAGAAGAAGAGAAGCAGCAGATGGCCATGCTTGCACAGCAAGGGCAGAACCAGCCACCAAGTGTTGAGATGATCCTAGCTCAAGCTGAAGCGGCCAAGGCGCAGAATGAAGCGGCTAAACTTCAGCTAACTGCGCAGCTTGAAACGGCTAAGCTACAACTTAAAGCCCAGCAGCAGGAAACAGAGCGAGCCAAGCTACAAGTTCAAGCCATTCAAAATGCACGCAAACAGAATGCCGATGAAGTACAAGCGGTTGCGGATATTGAGAATACAAGGGCTGATACCTTGACGAAGCTTGCAGACGCAGAGAAGACAGCAGGAGAGACGGTAGAGCAACAAATTAATAACATCAAGGCTGTTACTCCACAGGTAAGCGTAACGGTAGTAGAGGGACAGGAGGGGGTTTAACACCCCTTCTATTCAAACTGAACCACCAAGCACTTGGATAGTGGGTCAAAGGAGAATGAGGGCTTTTTATCTTCAGTGATGTTGAGCAAAAGCTTAGTCTCCCTTTTATTACTGATAGCTATGATCGCATTTATGCAGCCCTCCATTTCTTCATATTTTGACTGATTAAAATTACGGGTTAGATTTATTAGGCTTTGTCCAAACGGCGTTATCTCGCCAGATGACTCCCATTTGATCACACCGCCTATCTCTATTGGCTGTGGCCGCTCATAGATAGAGCCTAGACCGCACTCTCTTGCTAGCTTATCTAAATCATCGTTATTCATTTATCACCCCTTTCATCTAGTAGTTTCTTACCTTCAGCAACAAATGACCAGCCTTCCACTTCTTTATCTATTTCTTTTGCAAGCCCTTGGACTGATTCATCAAGGGCTTTTCTACATGGTTGCAATGGATCACCTGCAAACTCCATATCATTAACAACCTCGCTCTGCCGTGCTTTTATTTTATCCATAATTCCTCCTTTGTTTTACACATCCTAGCACTGGCACGCGAATCAATCAGTGGCCAAAACTACCAAAACGCCTAGGCGCACTATCCATTAAATAGCCTACCCCTATCACCAATATTCCTATAATTGCATTAACCTATTGACAGGGTTAAAATACACCCAAGGTACGCGACCTAATCGCGGTTTTTTCGCCTTGGAGGCGCTTTAAATGACTGAAGATGCTAATACCCCAGAAACCGAAACTTTAGAGCAAGGCCAGCCAGAAGGCTTGGAAGTACAGGGT